GTGGTCTTCGCCGAGGCGTTCTTATAATTCGGAGTCCACGGAGCGACCGGATCACGGTCCTTCAGGGTCGGCGGATTGTAAAGATTCCTGATCCTCACGCGGCCACCCCCAAACTGAGGGCTAGTAGATTGCCGTATCCTTGTCGAAGCAGTTGACGCCGACCGCCTGGAGGACAGTCCAATCGTCGTCCGAGAAGAGTCCTCGGCATGTGAGCAGGACCTTCGCACCGGCGCCCATGAGCAACCCTTTGCCCCACGTGTACCTGTTCTTCGTGATTGCCGCACCGCCGCTGAACGTGACATCGTTGCTCGTCGGCTCCACACGCCCCTGCACATTCTCGATGACAGCCGAGCACATGCCTCCGTCCTTCACCGGAATGACGATGTTGCCCCACAGCCGCAAGAGCTGATTGTCCTCGGTCGCCGTGTAGGTCTGCCCTTCCACGGTGCCGGGGAATGAATTGCCGTTCGATACGATGGTCTTGGTGGTCTGCGCCGTATTCCGCACGATCATCGCCGACCACCCGCCTTGACGGGGCTAGTACGGTGCGGTGCCTGCGGTGAAGAAGCTCGGAAGCCCCCCCCCCGCGGCAATGGCGTAAGTATCGGCGCGTTCCACGATGACATTGCTGATTGTCACACCGATCTGGTTTGGCCGAATGACAAGACGGTCTGACTTTTTGAGTGTGAGAGTCGTTTTGACGTGGCCAATCTTGTCGGAAATGAGAAGGGTCCTCCAGGCAGAATCGAACAATATCATATTTACGTCGGTTTGAGTCCCACTGTTTTGGACGTCAGCCTCGAAGACATAAGTGCCAGCCTCAAGATTGTCGGTTGCGCCATCATAATCGCCGTGTCTGATGTCGCCTGTCCCATCATTGATCAATGGTGTCAATGGTGACGGATACCGGTTAATCCTCTGCATGATTCTCCAATTCCTTTCCCGTCAATAGCTTCCAATCATCCCATTCCCTGCGCCACACTTCGCGGATGCGGTCGAGCAGGAAGCACATGACATTCGCATCGTTGCCCGTACTGCCGGTGTAATATTTGAGGCCATTGTGGAGTTTTTCGGTGCGGCACCACAGGCTGCCGACCGGAGCGGTCGCCGGCTTGTCAGGCTGGACGAGAATCTGCTTGACGCCCAAAGCCTTGCCGCTTTCGGAGATCGACACGTGGCACGGTTTGAAAGCGTCCTGTTTGAGGACGGCGAGGAAATTCGAAGCGTTGCTCACGAAGCTCACCGTGCCGGCAGTGATGCTCGCCACGGTGGTATCAGCCGTGGAAAGCGTCAAAGCGGCGTCCTCGATATGGCCGTCCGCGAAGACCTTCTGAGCGGCCACCTTAAGCTCCGGGTGGTCACTGTAGAGCGCCTGGGAGGTGAAGTTCACCGGTTTGAGCCACACGTCCACGAGTGTTTCGGCTGCTGACGGCCATACCTGCACGCCGTCATATAGAGCGTTCATCGGCACAGGCACGCCATTATTGGTCATATACGGGAGGCCGACTTTCACGCCGTTGAGCAATACTCCCATGTCACGCCTCCTGAGAGGAGGCGGAATTGGTGGAATCGGTCGGCATGGTATCCGTCCTGTCCTCGCCAGACACGTCGGACGCCTTATCCTGCACGCTCTTCACAGCCTCGTCAATCGCCGTCAGAGCCTCATTCGCATGGGATTCCACCACGGCCTTGGACTCGCTAATGCTATCGGCGGCAGACTGCACCTCGGCGGCGTTGGCCGACACCTGAGCCGTCTGCTCCGACACAGCCTGCACGGCATCCGCAGCCTGCACGCTCGCCGCCTGCGCACCGGCAGCCGAGGCCTGCGCCGCATTAGCCGCCTGAGCAGCCGCAGCCGACTGCGACTCCACCACGGCACGGGCACCGGTCAGATCCTCCAGAATCTGCGAAGCGACAGTCTTGGCCTTGCCCTCCGGATAAAACACCATCTGACCCGGATTCGCCGCCGACATGGCCTGCGCCTCCTGCAAGCTGGACGCCAGCAGGTAGGTCAAGGCCGCACCAGTGTTAAGCGCCGGAGCCAAAGTACTCGCATCCACATCGACCAGGTCCGCGAACTCCACGGGCGTGTCCGAATCCGGCACCTGCACGCATCGGACGAAACGCCAAGCGTCCGGCGATTCGCCTACCGTCACCTCATACGCGAACGTGTTGTCGGTCGGCGGAACGTTAACGGTGGCAGTGCCGCTTTCCGACAGTCGCACGTCGAAAAAGTCGCGCACGACGATGCGCTTGCCGACCTTGAACCGTCCGGTAGGCACCACATGCACCAGTTCGTCGGCCAAAACCGCGACGCCATCGGCGCTTGGATGGCCGAAATCGAATTTGATCTGAGTCAACATAACCTCCTGGAAAAAGAGAAAACCCGCCTGAAACGACGGGAACAACAAAACAGACAATCAGGAAAGAGGACGCCTAACCCTCGGCGCCATCGCTGCGCCAGGTCTTCACTTCGGTGACATCCGCCAAGGCGGACACGGCAACCGTCATGGAATCCTTGGTGTCCATATCGGCGACAACGACATCGGTCGCCGTATCACGACCCGTGAAAGTCACGATCACGCCGCGACGGTAATCGGTCCAGGTCTCACCGGACGCGTCCTTATGGTCGAAAGACAATCCAAGCCGCAAAAGCTGATAGACAAGACTGTCCTTCGCCGGACGCAAATCCAACACTCCATCGGTTGTGACGACATCATCCATACTTACCTCCATATTCCAAAAATCATCTTGTGACGATCTGACGTCCGTCGATGTACAATGCGCCAGCGGTCGGGCCCGTGGCGAGCGTGTGGTTCCCCGCCCATTTCAGACTCCAGCCCGCGGCGGAGAGCGCCAAGCCCCAGCCCTGGTCGTTCGTGAATTGCAGGCCGCCGGAGCCGATGGACAGTTTGCCGTATTTCACCGTCTCCAGATCCAGGCCGGTACGGGCGGAGCATTCGACGTGCGACCCGTCTGGCGCGGTGATGCTGATGCCGCCCGCGCCGAGCTGGATATGATAGGTGACCGTCTTGTTCGCCGTAGGCTGCACGGTGATGTCAAGACCGTTCTGTGACAGGATCAAATGCCCGGACCCGACGCCATTATCACCGGCCACCTGCAAACTGTGCCGGTCGATGCGTGTGAGCAGCTTGCCGTCCTTGTCCAGCAGGTCGAAACTGCCGTCAGTGTTCACGAGGGCGCTCACGCCGTTGAACACGCCGTTCGCCTGATGGCCGGCGCGGACGCCTGCGGAGGTGAGGCTGATGCAGTCCTCCAGCGTGCCGACGCGCGACCGGGCGTCGGAAGCGTCGGACTGCGCGGAGTCCGCGGCGTCCTGAGCGGTCTTCGCCTCGACCTTCGTGGCGAACTTGACGTCAAGCGACTCGTTGTTCTGCGTGACTTTGGAGCTGATCTCCTCCGTCACGCCATCCTTGGTCGCATACTTGCCGGAAACCTCGCTGGTGATCCTTTCATGCTCCACGGTGATGTCGGATTTCGTGGCGAGACCACTGCCATCCGCGCCCTTGTAATTCTGCACGACACCTAACGCTATCGACTTGGACTTCTGGTCGACGTATGACTTCGTGGAATAGTCGCCAGCACGCTGCATGTCCTCCGGCGCGGGGCTCCACGCGCTCGGCTTCGACGAATGTTCCCACATGAGCTTCGCGACCTTCACTGTTCCGGTGAAATTCGCTCCGACCGCCACGCAGAAGGCGTTCGAACCGTTCCATTTCTGGACGGTGAGCGTGTAGCGTTTCCATTTCGTGCCGATCCTGGTCCAATGCTGGTCGTCCATCCTGCCGACGAGCAGGCTGGTATCCGCGCTGGCTTTGGCCCAGAAGCTCACCGTGTCCACCATGTCGGTGCGCATGGGGTTCGGGTTGCGCAGCTGGTAGATCCTGCACAGGCCGGTAGTGGGTTCGGTGATGTTGATGGTGCACATGGTGTTCGCGAAATCGAAGCCGCTCAGCTTGTCCGCGGTCACGGTGCCCACGCCGTTCGTCTGCAATTCCGGCACCCAATTCGCCAGTCCTTGACTGAAATCGGAATTGACGAGCAGGTTCGTCCCGCCAATCGAAAGATTGTCGAAGTCGGTTCTTGGGACGTATGTTTGCGACACTTCGCTTTTGAAACCGCTCAGATTCTGTTCGAGGCTGCTGGTGCGCTTCGACAGTCCGTCGGCGGTGTCGGCCACCTGCGAAACCGTCTTCGTGTTGCTGTCGGCAGTGCTCTTGACCTGATTCACCGTGGTGATGGTCGAATCCAGCGTCTTCGCCGTCTCGCTTATCCTGGCGCTCAGACCGTCCGCCGTGGATTCCAGGCTCGTGGCCTTGTCCATGGCTCCGTGCGCGGTCTTCGACGTTTCCGTCAGATCGGCCCGAATGCCATCCGCGGTCGCCGACAGTTCCGTCTTCGTGGAGTATTTGCCGTCGGCCTGCTTCGCGGTCTGATAATCCTTGCTGATCGTGGCCTTCAGCCCGTTCGCGGTCTGCTCGACGGTCGTGGCCTTGCTCAAAGCCGCCGAAGCGGTCTTCGTGGTCTGCGACACCGTGGACGACAGGCCGTTCACCGTCTGCCTCAGCTCGGTCACGCTCTTCACCGTCGTGTCGACGCGCGTGATCTCGCCTTCGAGCTTCCGGCCGAACTCGGTCAGCTGCGTCCGCTGCCCGTTGACGGTGCCTTTGATGTCGGTGATCTGGCCGGCCAACTGGTCGCCGGTCTTGCCCAGGTCATCCGCTTTCGCGCTCACCTTGTCCACTTCAGCCTGCAAGTCGGAACGCACCTGGTCGGCCTTCGCAGCCGCGGCATCCGCCTTCTGCTGCGCGTCCTTGGCGGCCTTGTCGATGCCGCTCGTGTCCACGAGCGGCAGTTGATTGCCATCCTGGTCGATGCGATTCGCGCCATCCGACGCGCCATCGCCAATGATGACGTCCGTATCACCCTGTGTAGGGATGCGCACGGTGCCTATCCTGTGGGTCTTCTGGGTCAGGGCGAGGCGCATGGCCTTCATGCCTAGGCTCAGGCCGAGCGTCGAATCGTCTGGATTCAATTCCACGTGAGAGGACATTGCCACCTCCAAAATGTCAGGCCATGGGATCCTCCATGGCGTCGAAAATGAGGCTCACTTTGTCCGATTGGTCGCCGCTCATCTGCATAAGCCGGCACTCGCGCACGCCGTCCGCGAGACTCGGAAATCCTTGGATGTCCAACTTCATCGTCTCGCCGGGCCAGAAGCTGCCGAGCGGATGCAATGGCGTGCCGTCCACGCTCAGATCATTGGCGTGCAATTCGCCCTTGATCTGCATGAGCGGCGCGTGATTCGCGGAAAGGACACCGTCGGCATGCTGGCGCAGCAGATTTGCATCGGCCGCGTCCGTGTCGCTGTAGGCCATCTCGCGGAGCGGGAACGGCTCATGGTCGCCGCTCACGAGCCTCAGATCCTCGGACAGGTGGCACAACTGCGCCTTGTCAGTGCCCGAGCCGGACGCGTACACGCGGCTGACGGCACCCAAGTGGTCGATGGTGATGTTCTCCAACGTCCCGCCATAAGGCGAGCTGGAAAGCTCGAGGATGGTGCCCTGAGCGATGTCCGGATTCGCGTCGGAGCCTGCGAGGAAGTCGAAGCGAATCGTATTGCCGGACAGTTTCGGCCGCAATTGCAGGTCGGGCCCGTTTTCCACGTTGGCGATCTTGTCCCACACGTCGGAGCATTTCAGGTTCTGGATATCCCAGCTGTCGTACTCGCGCTGGTGCGAGCCCTTCTCGCCCCTGTAGTGCCAGTCGATGGGTAGTCCGCCGCCCGGCTTGGCGGTGGTGCACAGCCAGCCCGCCTCGGCCGCGATGGCGCGGAGGGATAGGTTGCCGAAGTCGATGACGTCGGTGCTCGTACTGCCATTGGCGGCACCATAGACTCCCTCGCGCACCAAGTATCTATCGCCGAGGAGCCCGTAAAGGCTTGTCAGGCTGAAATCCGTGTCGAGCGGGCCGTCCTTCCTCTGGCCTATCAGTCCGCAGAGTATCGGCGTGCCTATCGCATCCTCGGAATCCAATGGACTTGTCCAGCAGAGCGCGATGCTGCGCCGGTCTGGCGCGAGGAGCCGTGAGCGTTCGCTGGGCGAGTTGGCTGGCACCGCTGTCCATGGCACCTTGAGTCCGCTCACCTCGTCCTGCCCCGCGCCCTTGGATTTCGTGGTCGAGAAACTGGAGTCGGACACGCTGACCGACCAGCTGAAATTCGGCAGATCGATCGGACACATGATCTGCCCGCTGATGGTGTCGACGATGTACGCGCGCCAAGCCATATCGATCCTTCCTTTAACCTACGTTCACTCCGCGGTCCCACACCTCGAGGGTGCGGCCAGGGTAGTTCTCCTTGGAGTCGGAATGGCAGATGAAATACACGTTCTCGCCCCACGTGACCCTGTGGTTGCGGGTACGGACGGTGTGCCATCCGGCCTTCAATTCGACCAAGGCGTTGAGATGCACCTGCTGCCATGCTCGGCTCACCTGGAACTGGCCGCCGCCACCAGCCACGTCCTTGCCGTCGATCTGGAAGCCGACGTACCAGCATGCCATCTGCGTGGCGTCCTCGGTCGGCTTCTTGGGATTGTCGTGACGGCAGGCGCAGGCGGTCGCACGATACCTCAGTTCGATAAGCCTGTCGGTCGGCAGATAGAAATCAGTGTCCTGTTCGAAATAGTCCTTGCCACCGTCCGAGAAATTCGACGGGCCTTCGTAGTTCCGCACATTGCATGCGAGACGGCCTCGCGAGGCGCCATAAGGCATCGCGTAGCGTTCAGCACCATCACTGCTGCAGGATTTGGTCTGAGTCATGCCGGCTGGCACGAGCATGGCCGCCAACCGCACCGCGTCGTTCGGCACCTGGTTTATCGGAATGTCCGGGTCGGCGGCGGGAGTGCCCTGCGTGACGCCGAGCACGACCTGGTTGTCGGCGTCGCCCTTGTCCAAGTCGTGGGCGCGCATCCAGATGACGTCATAACGCGAAAGTCCAGCGTTTCCCGCGGCGACGGCCGGCGTCTGGCCCCCAGGCCAATACGCGAGCACTGCCTCTCCCCGCTGGCCGTCAGGCTGGATGAGCGCCGTGCCGGCACCTACGTTGTAGGTGAGTCCTGTGCCTCCGGTCACATCAAGACCCTGTATGATGCCGTCGCTCGTCCATTGGGCGCTGATGATATGCCGATGGACCTGCGGACTCACCCCATTGGATCGTGCGTCCGGTCTGATGCCTAAAGCCGTGGTCATAAATGCCTCCTTATATATAGGTGTCGTGCGATTCGCATGTGACCCAGCCGCTGCCGGGCGTGGTGAGATTGACGGTCAGCGCGCTGCCGGCGGGTATCGTCATCCACCCGCGCTGCGATAATCCCGATGTCACGTCCACGCCGCCCATGGTGGCGGTACGCGAACGGGTGTCCAGGAGCACCGGTGTGCCGGCGTGAATCGCGCTGTTGAAGGCAAGAGTCGAACCCAGCCCATCACATGCCAGACGAAGAGTGCAGCCATTCGGCCACTCACCGTTAAGCGCGTAGGTCGGATAGGCGCGGGAAGTGCCTTGGTTCGGCAGCCGCATGATCGTCGCACCATCGGATACCGTGCCATACGACAGCGGGTACGCAAGGCCGGCATTGCCGGTGCCGTAGCTCAATCCTCCGGACTGCACCACCGACGCGCGAGCCTCGCCAGAATGCGCCAGCATGGACAGGCGCTCGGGACGCTCGAACACAAGCGTGATGTCGCCGGAAAGGTTCTGCCAAAGCGGATTCTGGATCTTCTGTTCGAGAGAGCGGACGTAGTAGCCGCCGGAGCAACAGGTGTCCTGTCCATCGTCGATGACGCGGCACGTGACGAGCCTGTGGACAAGCTTGTCAAGCAGAGCCAATTGCTTCAGAGCCTCTTCGCGGTCACTGCCGGCGATGATTCGATAGCCGACCGTGACCACGCGCGCATCGTACATGATGTCGTCGGCGACGATGTCGTGGCCACCATCGCCTTGGCCACGCGGGGTGACTGTCACCTTGGCGTCCGGTGTCTGATACCAGCCGGACAGTCCGGTCAATGCGATTCCGTGTCCGTCGAAGGCTCCGCCGTGCAGTATGACGGATTCGCCGTCGGCGGTAAGGATAACGTCGCTCATCTTCCCCTCCTCACGGCGGCCAACACCTTGTTGCCGATGATGGTGCCGCTGACGCTCGGCTGGTCGGCCACGACGATCTTCTGCGGCATGTTGACCACCGTCTGTCCCGAGTTGGCCGGCATTTCGACCTTGACGACGACCGGCATATCACGCGAAGTGGCGAACGCCTCGCGAGGCACGCGCATCTCGTTGATGGCGCGCATGGCCTCAAGCCCGTAATAGTCGACAGCGGCCGCCCTGTGCGTGTACTCGCCCGCGGCGAGGCGGGCGTTGAGCAGGTAGACGCTGTCGCTGAGGCCGTTGCCGGGCGCCCACGCGGGGTCCACATAGCCCGAAAACATGCCACCTCCGGCGAAATGCTGGAACGTGCCGTCGGTGAACATGCCGCCCGTGTATCCGCCGTCCTTCTTCGTGTGTTCCGTCACGGTGAATGACTTGTCGGCGATTTTGAAGTTGTTGATGGACTGGAGCGCCGGCGTGGCCTGGTCGTTGACCGAGGCTGTGGCCTTCTTGTCCTTGAGCTTCTTCGCGTTGACGGCATCGACCTTCGGTCCGGCCTTGTCGGTCGAATCCAAGGTGTTCTTCTTGTTCGCCAGCTTCTGCGCGTTCGCACGTTTCACTATCTGCGACGCGATGTCGGTCGAGTTGAGCGTGTTGCGCTTGTTGGTCAGCTTCTTGGAGTTGGCCTTGTCGACCTTCGGCGATGCGTTATCCTTCGCGTCGAGCTTGGCTGTGGACTTCTTGCCGTTGAACTTGTTGACGTTCGCGGAGGCGGTCTTGGCTTTCTTGGACGCCTTGTCGGTCGCATCCAGTGTGGCCTTGACGTGGGTCTTGTTGAAGGCCTGCATCATCTTCTGCGCCTTCTTGGCGCTGGCGGTGGCCTTCTTGTCTTCGGCTTCGAGCTTGGCCTTGGCGATCTTCTTATTGAATTTGTCGACGTTGGTCTCGGCGGTCTTGGTCTTCTTCTTGGCCTTGGAGTCGTCGACGTCGAGCTTCGCCTTGTTGTTGTCGGCGGTCATCCTGATATTGTCGATGGAAGCCTTGATGCTATCGGAACTCAGACCCCAACGGTCGGCCAAGGCGTTAGCGGCCTGTTCGCTCATACCCGAGGCTTCGGCCTGCCGAATGATCGCGTCACGCGCGTCCTGCAGCACGCCGTTCGCACGCTCGATCTCGCCGCTGCTGAAACCGGTGCTCTCGCCCTGCTTGAGAATCTTTTCCGCAGCGTTCTGGGCGCTGCTGGCGATGTCCTCCAAAGCCTGCTTGGTCTTGGTGCCCTCCTCGGAAAACCTGTCGAGCAGGTTGCCGTTCTGGTCGAAGACGACGCCGTTATCTTCGCATGTTTTTGACAGTTCGCCGATCTTCTGGTTCAGCTGGTCGACCGCCTGATCAGCAGTCAGATTGCCCGACTCCAAACCAAACAGCGCCTGAACCAGATCGTCGATTTCCTCGGACGCGTCTGAGGCGGAATCGGCGAGATCCTTGTTCGCACTGGCCTCATCCTTCGTGGATTTCGCCGCGCTATTGGTTTTGCCATCGAGTTCGTCCAACGCCTTGGACTTGTCCTTGGCGCCTTTCGTGCCCTGCTGGTAGGCGGTGGTCAGGGCGGAAAGGCCGTCGCGCAGCGCGGTGGCCTTATGTGACCCGCTGCCAAGGCTGGAGCCGAGCTTGTCCGCCGCCGAGTTGACCTGCTTGATGGCCGTCTTGTTGCCTTCGGCGGCCTTGGTCATGGTGGTGATGCTGATGCCGGCCTCGCTCATCACGTCGGTCAGCTTCTTCGATCCGGTGATGCCCTGCTCGATCGCACTGAGCCATCCCGGTTCGCCATGGAAGGTGCCGACATCCATATTCTGCAGCTGGTTGACCAGCGCCTCGTGGATAGCGCTGGCTCCATTGGCTGCGGCTGACTGCACTTCCTGCACCGCCTGCTTGGTATTCTGCGCGGCCGTCATGAAACCGGTGAGCGCCGTCGTGGCAATGCCCAGGGCGATGCCCCACGGACCTCCCATAAGTGAGATGAGTCCGTCGGCAACACTGTGGAACCCCTTGGATCGGAGCGTGGCGGAATCCTCCGCAGTGCCGAACGATTCCAACTGCTCCTGCGCGCTCTGACCGCTCGCGCGGAACATCTGGAAAGCGGTCTGCGCGGAAGCCAAAGCGGTCTTGACGCGTTGGATCGGGTCGATGGCCAAGCCGATATTGTTGGCCATCGTGCTGGTGCTGCCGTTGAGGTTTCCTGCCGCCTTGTGCACGCCGAGCATGATGCCGGACAGGGCGCTCATGACAACGATGGCCTGCTGCACTCCGGCCGGGAGGTCGCCGAAGTCGGTGATGAGGTCGGTCAGGCCTTGCGTGAGCTTGCGGAGCGGCCCCTGCGCGCCCTCTCCGATCTTGGTCATGGCGGACTGGGTGGCGGACTCCAGCATCTTGAGATCGCCCTTGAGATTGTTGGTCTTGTTGGACGCCTGCTGTGCGGCGAAACCGCTGTCGGAGACGGCCTTTGTCCAGTCCTCGACGCCCTTCTTACCGGCGTCCATGATGATACCTGCGCCCTTGATCGCGTAGCTGCCGAAGATGGTGGCTTCAGCCTGCTGGCGCTGTTGGTCGGTGAGGCTTCCGAGCTTGTCATGCAGCTGTCCGGCGAGCTTGTCCATACCGACGAATTTGCCGCTCGCGTCGTGGGTGCTGATGCCGAGCTCCTCCATGGTGCTCTTCGCGTCGGATGCAGGATTGGCGAGCTTCATCAGCATCGAGTTGAGCTGTGTGCCGGCCTCGGCGCCGACGATGCCGTTCTGGGCAAAAAGTCCGAGCACTCCGACTGTCTCCCGCAGATTCATGCCGAACGAATTCGCCATGACGCCGCAATTATTCAAGGCTTCGCCGAAGTCGGACACGTCGCCCACGGCCTTGTCCGCGCCGGCGGCCAAAGCGTCGGCGGTGGATGTGGCGTCCTTGCCGGACAAATGGAACATGGTCAGAGCCTGCGACATGTATTCGGCGGCTTCGCCTACGTCCATCTGGCCGGCGGCGGCGAGGTTGAGGGATGCGGTGAGGCCGCCGGAGAGGATGTCGGAGACGCTCATGCCGGCCTTGGCCAGATCATTGATGGCGCCGGCTGATTCGGAGGCTGTGTAGACGGTGCTGGCGCCGGCCTGCAGTGCGGCTTCGCGGAGTTGTCCGAGTTGGGCTGTGGTGGCGCCGGAGTTGGCCTGCACGGTCGACATCTGCTCGTCGAAGTCGGCGGCCATCTTGACGGACGCGACACCGAACGCGGTGGCGGCGAGTCCCGCGGTGGTGAGACCGCTGGCGACGAGAGCGCTCTTGCGGCCGGTGTGCTCCATGCCGGACGCGACGCTTCGCGCGGTTGATCCGGCGCGGGTCATGGATGCCTCGTAGGAGGCGGTGTCGGCCATCAATCGGATGACGATGTTCTGGTTCGCAGCCATTTATCCTCCTTGAGATGGTCAGTCGGTGAGGTGCGCCACCAGCGCGTTGCGCGCCGGACTGGTCTTGTTCGAGTCCTGCCATTGGCGCATGGATTCCTGCATATGCGCAGTCGCCCAGCAGATGCCCACGTCCGAGTGCAGGCCGAATTCGGCCTCCGGCGTCTGGCAGACGCTCCGAGGCAGGCCGCACAGCGGACACAGCGTGCTCTCGTAATCGGCGAGCGCGCGCATCCATTCACGCTCCGTCTCGTCCCATTCGGGTTCCGGACGGTAGCCGATGATGCGTCGGTGGTTGTCGCGGATGGTCTCGTATGTGGGTTCCCAGCCGAGGAAGCGTTTGTAGCTGATGCCGAGCTGGCTGCAGAGTTTGAGGTCTCGGACTAGCTGCGGAGAACTTTCGAGGCTAGGTCGAACGCGGCTTTTGGGTCGGCGGCCGTCCCGTTGAGTTCGGCGATGGCCTGCCAGAGCGGCGTGAATTGGCCGTCGGTGAGCTGGTCGAAGAGGTCGCGGAGCGCCTCCTTGGTGAGGTCGGCGGGATCAGCGGGCTTGCCTCCGATGGTGGCGGATTCGAGCATCTGCGGCAGGGCGTCGGCCGCGGTGCCGAACATGTCGCGCGTGCCCGCGGCGTTGCCCGCGGTGACGGTGTTCGCTGCGAGCGTCTGCGCCCACTTGCTGACCGGCATGGCGCGCAGGGTCAGGATGAGTGTGCTGTCTTTGGCTTGTTCTTTGAGTTCTTCGATGCGTTTCGCAGTGCGTTTTGCCGCGGTGTTGGTTCCGGCTTCGGTGACCTGTTCGGCGGTCAGTTCGCGGGAGAGCTGGTCTCCGAGCGCGGCGATGCGTTCGGCGAGTTCCTGGTCGAGGATGATTTCGACCTGCTTGGTCTTGCGTGTCACTTTGAGCATGTTCGTTCCTTTGCGCTGAGAGTGTCGTTCCCTTTGCCATGTCTTGTCAAGGGGTTCCCGCGCCGGCGAAAGGGACGAAAAATCCGGCGCGGGAAGAATCTGGGATCAGGCGACCTTCACGTTCTCGGCCCAACCGGGGGCCTTGACGGTGAAGTTGACCTTGCTGCGGAGGACGGTGTTCGCGGCGATCGCGTCCTTGGCGCTCATGCCGATGCGCACGCTGTACACGTTGACGATGTCGCCGGACACGAAAGCGTGATCGGTGTCCTTGCCGTAGCGGCGGACGAAATAGCCTTCGGCGCCCTCCTTAAGGGTTTCCATGGCCGCGTTTTGATTCGAGTGCTCCGTGTTGGTGTTGTCGATGACCTGGACGGACGGGCCGGAGATCTTCTTCCTGCCCGGATTCTCGTAATCCATGGACGAGTTTTCGCGCTGGTCGCTGATCGTGTCCTGCGACGGACTGCAGGACCAGCCACCCAAGGTCACATAGTTGGACAGGTCGGTGCCGGCCGCGATTTCGCTGGCGGTCGGATGGTTGATGTCCTTGATCGTCGGCACCCAGATGGTGTTGACCTTGCCGTCCGCCGGAGTGGACGGAATTTCGGTTCCCAGATTGAGGACCATTTTTAGCTCCTTATGATTAAACCCCTTACGGCTTCGGCCGCAAGGGGTGGGAATGTTTGGCGGTCACAGGCGTGACCAGTTGAATGTGTAGACGAGCAGGCGGCACTGGTAAAGCAGGCTCGTCTCCTCGGCGGTGAGTCCGGCCGCGTACGCGCCGCTGTCGGACGAGATGGTGAGGCAGCCGGTATCGAAGCCCTTGGCCACGAACCGCTTGCCGGTCAGCCGCGGGATCATGAGGTCGTCGGCGACCACGTTGACCGAGTCGGCCGTGGTGCTGACGATGCGCACCTGCAGCGTGCCGATGCCGCCATGCGGCCGTTGCGTCTCGCCGACCAGATGGCCGTTCGTCGTGACGGTCTCGATGATCCACGGCGGCTTGTCGGTCGGTTTCGGAGCCGTCTGACGGTACACGGTCCAGCCTTCGGCGGGCTGTGGGACGTGGTCAAGGATCGTGTCGGTCAATGTCATGATCGAGGTCATTCAGACCACCTCCACGGCCGCTTTGGCGACGTGTTCGGCGAGACGCGGCAACTCGTCCTCGCCATGCTCATAGAATTCGTGCGTTCCACCGCCTTTTGCGGTGCCGAAGAAGGCGATGTTGGCGAGACTGCCGGCGCCGCCCTTCGACGGGCCGATCTCGGCCGTGATGCGTCCGGGCGTCGCCTTCACCTCGTAGGTGATGGGTATGCGCCGGAACGCCTTGTTGCCGGAGCCGGAGAGGTCTTCGCGCAGATCGTTCTTGACGTTCTGCGCGCCTTTCTTCACGGCCATGGTGATGGCCGCGCGTCTGGCCACGCCTTTGGCGAGCAGTCGGTCTCCGAAGGCTGTCAGTTCGGACGCGTCGAACAGACTTGCGACGCTCATGCGTCCTCCTTCACGTTCCAGCGGCAGGCCGTCGCCCACGACTTCTCCGATTGGGGGGAAATCATGCGATAGCGACGGCCCACCAGTTCCGGATTCGCCGACTTCGTGACCGTGACAAGATCGCCGTTGCGCAGGCTGGTCCCGAACGGGAAGTGGATGTACAGCGACCAGACCAATGAGACGGCGCCCATCGCCTGAGCCGCGCTGCCTTCCACGTTCTCGGACGCAAGGCCACCAGAGGTCTGCACCTTGCACTTGCCCGCATACACCTGCTCCGTGTCGGTGTTCGGCAGTCCCGTGTCCGGATCCGTGGTGGACTCGCCTGGGCGGGTTACCGTGCACTGGTCGGTCATGAGGTCTTCCGCGTCACGGCGGGCCTTGGAGCGGAATGATGCGCTGATTCTCATCGGAACACCCCTATCGAAGAGACGTTCGCGCCGAAGCGGTTGCGCAGGCTGCGCTTGGTCGCTTCCGGCAGTTTGGTCACGTCGATTTGGGCGGCATCGCCTTGCGCGTATCCGACCTGTGCGTCGTCGACACGTTCGTAGCTGACGCCGACGTGGGCGCCGGGGCCTCCGTCCTCGAGCTGGTGGAGTCCGGCTGCGACGTACGAGCAGACCAGTCTGACGATATCGGCGGGTATCGGATTCCAGCCACCCGTGAAGGTGACGGTCACGACCGACGGGATGCGTCCGAAGGGGCTCCACGGCTCTTCGCGGTAGAGTGCGGACCCGAGTAGCCGCCAGTCGTCGACGGTCTTGCCGTCGATGAGCACCTTGGAGACGCTTCTGACGGCCTTGCATGGCAGGTCGAGTTTCCTGGACTGTTCTCCGGGGATGTCGACGGTCCATTCGCCGAGTGTGATCGGACAGCCGGCGGCCGAGCGGACGGCTTCGGAGACCGAGTCGAGCAGACTGGTTGCCGTCTGCTCATCGGTCACTTCGATGCCGTTATGTTTCAGGTCGTCCAAGGTGGCCAGTGCGGTCATTTCAGCCTCCGATCATCGGACTCGACTACTTGCCGCTCTTCTTGCCTGCAGCAGCATCCTCTTCACCGTCGCTGTCTGCGGTGGTACCGCTCACGACAGGGGTCTGCGCATCCTGCAGGGAACGACCGGTGGTGGTGGAGAGGTTCAGGGTAATCTTGGTCAGGAACTCGGGGCGGATGACCTTGGCGCCGTACAGGTCGAGGCCGCGCACCATATCGGCGAAGTCGGTCTGCATGCGCATAGCCTCGACGTTGCTGACCTGCTGTGCGAAGGTGACGGCAGCGTTGGTGCCGGCGAGAATGGACTGCGTGTCCGGGCTGGCGGACTTGTGCGGCACATTGTTGGACTTCACGACAGTGAAGCCGCGCACCTGGCCGACCACGCCGTTGAGCAGCGTATTATGGCCCGCTTCTGTGCCTTCGATGAAGCGGGAGTCCTGCAGCAGGAGCGCGTAGAAGTCGGGGCTGACGACGAGCCAGCGTCCCTCGTCAGGCACGTTCTGCACATCAAGCTTCCGTCCGGCTTCCACGACGGCGAGATACGCGTCGGCGGGGGTGCCGACGTCCACGGTCTTCGCCGGCGTGCTGACGGCAGTGTCCATGAGATTAGAGATGTAGTTCTCCACGTTCTTCATCATGTTGTAGGCGGCGGAATTGGTGAACTTTCCAGTCATGTCCGCCTTGGCCTGAGCCTTGTTGAGGTCGTTGACCTTGAAGGCGAAATAGTCGGACTGATTGATTTCAAGAACGGCTGCTTCCTTGTCATTGACATCGTCGACGGTGATCGCCTGGCCGCGGACGTACTTGTGAACGGTCACGTCGTCGTATCCGGTGATGTGCACGGTATCGCCGGCCTCACGGATGTCGCCCTCGTAATCGCGGTTGCACAGGCTCGGGAAGACGAGCTTCGCGCGCAGGGCTTCGAGGATGGCGGCGGACCATACCTCGGGGATGAAATTGGTGATTGCCATTGCTGGTAGCCTCCTTACTTGCTGCGGCCTGCGAGCAGGTCATCCAGACGGCCCTTGCGGCGCGCCTCCTCGATCTGCTTCGGGGTCATGTTCTTCAGATCGTCCCTGGTAAGCTGTCCCGCCTGATGATCGCCATCACGGGCGCCCGACGGTGGGATGATTCCCGTCAGACCAGCCTTGTTCCCGCCTTGCGCGAGATACGGGTGTACCGTGACCAGATCGTCGATTTTCTTGGAAATCGCCTTCTGGTCGTATCCTCCCTGATCGTCCGCGGCCAGGTCGGAGAAATCGATGAGCTTCAATGCGTCGCTCGGATTGATGAGCTTGCCGGTGGCCGCGGCGGTGACGTTCGCCTGGAGCACCTGCTTCTGCAGTCCGGCGATGGTGGCCTGCGCGGATTCGAATTCCTTGCCACGCTGCTCCCAGTCGGCGACCTGCTTCTCCAGGTCGTCCACGCGGTCGGCCTTCTCGTAGGCGGTCTTGAGCTTCGCCTCGAGGTCGCTGTTGACCTTCTTCTGGCCGAGGAACTTGTCGTGCCAGTCGACGGGCGGCTCCTGCGCGCCCGGATCGCCGGTGTTCGGATCCTGCTGCTGTCCATCGGACATGATGATGTTTCCTTCCTTTTACTGGATGTATTTTTCGCCGTTGCTGGAAAGCCAGCGACGATACGAGTTCTCGGCCTTCGCCAGCACATCCGGCGTGACCGGACTGCCTGGCTGAGAGGGATTGTGGCCGTCCAAAGCGGCCTCGTAGCGGAGCCGCGCATTGAGCAGACGCTTCTGCGCCTCGGTCAGGTCCTCATGCCGTCCCTGACGGTATCCGTTGTCGTGCAGCCATTGGCTGCGGCGAAGCTCCGGCACCTGCTCGCGCCATTTGTCGGGCAGGATGTAGCCCTCGCGCTTCAGAAGTTCGATGGTCTGCTCGCGCGGGAGGTTGAAGCTGTAGATGCCTTCCGGCGTGAGCCTGCGCCTCTGGCGTTGGCCGTATTCGTATTTGCGGATCATGCGGCTCCACCCGTAGCGGCTGGTGCCTTCGGACGTTGTCATGCGGATGTTGCCGCGTCCGATTGGCCGCATGCCTCGATGCGCGTTGACGACCTGGTAGATGTCGGCGCCGTCCCTGATGGCCTGCGCGTCGGCATGTCCGAAGACCTTGTCCTGCTCCTCTTCGCTCATGCCGTTGAAGCGGTCCATCGGCGATGTGATCCAGCCTTGTTTCTCGGCCTTGTCCTTGCCTTTGCAGGGGATGGTGCGACCGTGGCATTTCGGATGACGAAGGAAGTCGTTGTTGTGCCGGAAGTATTTTCCGGCGAGGATGGCGCATCGTGGGCAACAGTCGGGTGATTCGACGCGCACGTAGCCGACGCCGGAACGCTGGGTGATGCTGACGCCCATCGCGCTGATTGACGTGTCCTCGATGGCCTGCATGGCCATCTGGCGAAGCGTCGCACGGCCTGCCATCATGGCATCGGATTCGCCCATGCCTGACTTGATGGCCGACAAAGTGCGCGTCACCGGGATGTCGAAATATGATTCGAGGTCGATGCCGCTCGGTGCGAAACCCGTCCCGAAGGCGAGGGGATTCGCAATACCGTCAGGGCGCACGTAGTCGCCCTGTTCGGCGAGCATCAACGTGGACGAGTCCATCGCGTCGCTCGCGGCGCGGGTCTGCAGTGTGGCGAAGAGCGTTAGGAAATCGGCGTTTGTCCGATTCCAGCTGTCACGCACCCGTCGCGGATCCACGCCCTTCCATGTTTTGTCCGCCGCCTTCACGGCCAGCAGGCACAGTCGGGCCAGTGTGTTGCGGCTGTCCGACAGGCTCTCCAGCGTCACCGTCATCAGATGCACCTCCGACCTGCAGGCTTCGTGCTATCTCAGCCATCTCCGGATCATGGTTCTCGTCGTCCACCATGCGCATGATGCGTTTGATGTCCTCCGGACTCTGGCCCATCTGCTCGGCTATCCACTGCAGGGGGTAGCCGAGCTGCTTGTATTTGAGCATCGCGTCGGCCATCAAGGCCTCGGACCGGTATTGCGGTGTGGCGAACACGACTTTTGAATCCTCGAGGATGCGGGCTGATTCCTCGTCGTCCTCGAGCGTCATGGCCATCTCGCACAATTCGCGCACCGGCTGACGCATGAAGCTGATACGCTCCAAGGTCTTCGACACGAGGCCGGCTTCCGCGACCTCGTAGCCGGTGGCCGGCACCTCGGCGTTCGTCAGCAGATAATGGCCAGGCGTGCGGGTCTCTGCCGCGATGTGCTCGACGGCCTTCTGGATGATCGGCAGGAACGCCTGCAGGTTGCTGGCTGTCCATTCCCCGATCGACACGTTGTCGCCGGTGATCTGCATGATGCGCTCCATGACCTGCTTGTCGAGGTTCACGGGACGTTCGCCGACCTGCTCGCCGGTTGCCTTGTCGAACACCGGCTCGGACAGCGAATCGCCGCCGAGAATGACCCTGGCGGGCATGGACGCGAAATCCAAAGCATTCAAGGTGTATGCCCAGCAGACGTTGACGGCGTCCTGCATCGACTCGACCTGCTCCACATCACTGATCGGCAGGTCATCCAGGAGCATCTGATTGCGGAATTCGACCAATGGCACGCGTCCGAGCGGGTTCGCGCGCGCCGAATCCGGAACGAACCGCCAACCCTCAACGCCGGGCGGCAGACGGTTGAGCTCGTCATCGCCGCCGGCGCGCACGCGCACCACGTCGAACACCAGATCCGGCAGCAGCAGCGTGCCGAATTCGTGCTCCTCGTCGTAGCGGACCAGGAGGCCGGCGTCGACCTCTCCAGTGAGCGGGTCGTAATGGACGGCTGCGGAGTCGGGGTGTTCGAAGCTGATGCGCGCCCTGCCGTCAGGCATCGAGGTCACCAGGCCGAACGCACGTCCGGTCGTGGTCATCATCAGCGCCGTCTCCTGCAGTTTGCGGTCGCAGTCATTCCGCTCCCACACGCGCATGACATGCGAGTCGAGCTCACTGTCGTCGTATGGGATAAAGCCTCTGAAATGGATGCGCTCGACCGGCGCCTGCGCCACCGGCAGGCACCAGTTGTCGGCGAAACCTGAGAACCGGTCCGCCATGTAGCGTTTGAACTCGTCGGACGCGAATTTCAGGGTTCCGCGCTTGCCGCGCACATAATCCGTATGCTTCCTGATGTCCGGCCGACGGTTCTCGATCTTCAAGGCGAGAAGATTCGCCATGCGATTCACGTCATCGGCGGTACGAATCATTTAGAACCCCCTAGTAGTAGAACCAGTCAGCAGGTACGCCTTGCGTTTCCTGCCCCAGCCGGCGGCACGCGCGTCGCATGCCGCCTCATGCGCCAGCACGCACGTCACCGCCGCATCAATCTTCCGCGTCTGCTTCGGCTTGCCCAACCCGTAGCGTTCACCGGATTTGGCGAAGCGTCTTGCGTTGCGCATGTGCGTGATGGTGATCGGGCATCCGTCCTGAGTGATGGCATGGTGCTCGAGGTCGGATTCGAAGCGTTTCAATGCCTCCCAGACGGCAGTGATACGGCTCGAACCGCTCATCGACCAGGGGATGAATTTCTTCGGCCCGTATTGGGAGTCCCATGCCTCGATCTGCGACTCCCACGACACCTCGTCGCGGAAACCCGGATCGCAATAGGCGCGGATTATCCGGTATCGGTCGTTGAGCTCGTCCATGGCGGCGTTGACCTCGCTGCGCGGGATGCGGCCGCCCCACGTCTTCGGATTCCAGATCGTCGGACGGCGATCCTCGCCGTACCGTGGCGTGAAGATGAAACCTTCACGGGTCTCGGCCTTGATGCACGTCCAGTCGTCGTTCTCGGAGCCGTCGAAGCCGAGACACACCTCAGTGCCTTTCGGCGGATTCTCAAGCCAAAGCTCATGCTCCTGCATAGCAAGACTCCCAAAGTCCATCCTCGAGCCAAGCGCCGCCGCCCTGCACCATTCGGTTGCCGAAGAAGCGTTCGGCCTGAGCGGGGTCCTTATCCATGAGCGCCTCGGCCTCCGCCTCGACGGAGTCCAAAGGCACCCACGGGCTGCCGGCGTAGACCCATTCGAGGATCCTGCGGCGTTCGCGCCGGTTGTTGAAGCTGTATGGCGTGCCGTCCTTGTGCCGCAGGTCCGGGTTAAGGTCCGGGTTGCGGTAGAAGATCCACACGTCCGATGCCGATGTCTCGAATTGCTGCTGTGCATAGGAATTTTCGCCGGGGTCGTAGGCGTTGGTCCAGAAGTGCGTTCTGCCGCCCATGCCTGCGGCGCCACGACGCTGCGTATCCGCCACGTCGAGCATCCCATTGGATTTCGTGTATAAACCGGCCTCGTCCTGTTCGGCGTCCGAGATCGGGTTGCCCAGACGGCTGGTGGCCGAGGCGGTCACCACGTCGATGCGGTCGAGGTCGAGATCGTCATCATCCAGATTGATTCCGGGGCGCAGGATTCGGATGAAGCCCTCGCGCACCTTGAGCAGCTGCTTCAAGGGGCCGAGCCGGATCATCGCGACCAGTGGACGGTAGGCGTTGCGCACCTGGTCCTCGGAATTCGCGGTCAGCTGGATGAGCGGCGACGGGTGACGCATGCCCTTCGGCTCGCCCGGATTGTAGTGGTAGACCCATCCGCAGGGGCAGCCGTTGTCGGAGCAGCGGTACACGTCGCCGGGCTTCGCCCATCCGGCGAACACGACTGGGCCGCATGCCTCGAGTATGGCGCATGACGCCTCGGTCGGCCCCTTGCCGGTCTTCTGCGGGCCGATGCAGCCCGTCAGACGATATTGGAAAGCCTGGTTGAGGACCAGCGGATTATCGACCGTGACCTCCTCGGGCGGGACGAACTCCGCGTCCTCGCGCACACGCCACCTGTGCGCCGCATACCAGAACTGCCAGTCCGACCAGCAGAAGGGCTTGCCGCGAAGGATGCCGTCGGGCTGGCGCACATGCCGCCGCACCCAGGCGTCCTGCAGGTCGGCGAGGGTCGGGAAGTCGATGATCCAATCGTCGGCCATGTCACGCCCTCAACCGGCGTGGGAACTGGACGATCTTGGTGTCCATGCCGCTCTCCGCGGCCTCCGCGTCCGTGGCGGGCACCTCGTGTGCGGCCATGTCGACGTTGTCCTCGGAGATCTTCCAGCCGAGCGCCTGCAATCCGGCCTCCGACAGGCCGATGCGGTCCTCGAGCCGGATCTTGATCGCCACGTCCGCGGCCTTGGCCAATGAGCTCTCGCAGATGACGCATTCGCGGACATATGATGCGATCTGATAATGCAGATACCGAAGCTGCGGCTGTTTCCATGCGCGTGCCTGCGGCAGACGCCACAACTGTTTCCACAGTTCGGCCTCCCGGTCATTCCAGGAGGCCGAACCGGCGGTGTCCTCGACCCATTCCTGCGACTCCTTGTCGAAATCACGGATCACATACGGCGGCAGCGGAAACTTCGGCGGCCGGCCCTTGTATTCCGTGTTCGGCAGACTGCGCAGGGTGTATCCCCTGCGTTCGCTCGCACCGCTCGACGGATCCGGCATTGGACCGGATCTGACGCGTTTTCCTCCTCTTGGCATGTCTCCTCCATCGTCGGACGGCCTCGCGCCGCTCCTTCGCTGTCGGCGGCCGGGCCTTTCGCCCGACCCCCTCTGAAACTTTTGAACCCTCCGCACCTCGGAGACAGCTCTCCGGCGGTTCCGGCCGCCAATCCGTTAGGGGGTACCCCCGTGGGTGTTTCGCCGGTTTGTTTTCGTTGATTTTCCAACGTTTTCCAATACCGCGCGTTCGTCTTCGCGGCGGACCGCGAACCGAATTGAAAAAGACTTGATCGCTTTTCGTTTTCCGCTTCGCCTCACGCTTGCGGCGCGCGCCGGACGTCGTCGGCTTGGCTCGACGTACCGCATGCGCGCAGCAGATGAGATGAATCAGCGAAGGCTTCGACCGTTGAAGCCTGAAGGTTTCGTCCTTGCCGTCTTGCTGTCGTGGCAACGCTTGCACAGGCCGCGCATGCGCGCCGGATCGTTGGGGTCCAGTCCGGCTTCGACGAGTTCGACGCGTTCGAGCGGCCAATGGTCGGCGATAGTGCTGGGGGCGCCGCACAGGCCATGGTGCCTGCCGCATCCGTCGGGTCCGTCACCAGGGCAGACGCATCGCGGGTCCCTCGCCAGCACACGGGCTCGTGCGAGACGATGCGCCTTCGAGGTGTATGGATTGCGGCCGCGCGAGCGGCGCTTGTCCTTGGCTTTCCTGCACTCGTCACACAGGGAGCCGGAGGATACCAGGTGCGGGCAGCCGGAGGTGGAGCATACCTTGTACATCAAATCCCCCATCGGAGGCCCGGCATGTCTGGGGTACGTCTCCCGCGAAGGTCCCCCAGCTGGCCACCCCCGATTCATGGGCCACCGACATAACGGGTGTCGCCGCCATGGTCGACGTCCTTCGGTGCGACGGCTCCAAGGGTTGCTAGTGGCTCCACGCCGAACAGCAACGATTATAAGCATTTAAAAGAAAAGCACCAGACCCTTCGGGCATGGTGCAAGTTCTCTTACAGATTACATGGACTCACCCTCTTGCGCAAGCCGCGTGTCGACCAGCTCGGCCTGATTGAATTCCCACACGCCACGGCCGAGACGACGTGCCTTCGACAGCCTGCCACGAGTCAACCAGTTGGACACCTGCTTGCGCGTGGTGCGCAGTCCGGCACGGTCGGTCAGCCAGTCGGCCGCCTCGGCGGGCGAACACGTCATAACCGCCTGTCCAGCCTCCCCCAGTCTGCCGGCCACCAGCATGTCCAAGTCCAAACGCTCGCCACACTCAGGACACCAGCCATCACGCATGCCCTGCGGCACGGCCAGCGACGTCGAACAGTCAGGACATTGCACGACAGTCACCCTGCCGTCCGAAGGCGTGGAAAGCCGGTCGATGCGCCTGAGCATCCTATCCAGCCGATCAGCCAGCTCGCCAGCCGACGGCGAACACACCACGCGGGACCACGACCTGCACACCGCCCGATACGCCGGCCGCCACCCTTCGACCGGCAGCAGCATCCATTTCAGGTTGATGCAACCAGCCAACCGAAGCATCAGACACGCAGCCTCCTCATACACTTCCAGCCAATGCACGCTCACCGGCAGTCCAGGCTCACCGCCACGAACACCACCACCGCGCTCGCCGATGTGGGCCTTGCGTTCGGCGAGCGCGCGGAGTTCGGGGATGGTTTTGGCGAGGCTGGTGATTTGTTGTCGCATGTGTTTGACGCAGGTTTTGCAGAGGGTGGTTTGTGCTGGTTCGCCGCATTGTTGGCATTGACTGGTCATGGTTCCCGCTTTCCGGCTAGAATGGTGGTTGGTTTCTTGGAGGTTCCGTCCGGCTTGGCGGGGCCTCTCTTTTTATTCGCCTTGCTGGGCAATCTTGCTGATGAGCATGCGGCTGATGTTGTTCTCCTCGTCTCGCTGGTCGGCCTGATCGAGCATGTCGGCCGAGTCCTGCATCAGGTGCGCCTGTTTGAGTGCCTTGGATGCTTGGATGGTGGCCATGGTGAGCGCGTGGCTGATCTGGATGTCCTCGCTGCCGCTGAGGGTTTGGAGGTCGGCGAGCGCTTCGCTGATGTGTTTCTGCAGTGCGATGGCCTGGCGGCGGATGGTTTCGGCTGCGTTGAGACGGTTTACGCTTTTGTCGATGTCGTTGCTCATTGCTTGTTCTCCTTTGTTGGTTCGTTTGTGGGGTTGGTTGGCAGGCCTGTGACGCATTGGATGACGGCGCGGATACGGTCGGACGCGTCGCTCATCGGGTGTCCCTGGCGGCCGTGTCGATGCGCTGCTCGCCGAGGCTGATGTGCTCGATGTTGGCGCGACGGCGGAGGATGAGCGCGTATTCGTCCATGACGTCGAGCTGACGGAACAGCAGAGTGATCGGGCAGGTGGGCTCGAAGTCGAACGTGCCATCCGCATACCGCTGCAGCATGTCCCTGAGCCTGCCGGCACGAGCGGTCAACTCACGGTATTCGACGCGCGTCCGCTCCCTGTAATCGGATCCGTCGGCGCTCGCGGGATGCGCTTGGTCGGCGGTGGCGAGCACTTCGATGGCTTGGCGCAGGTATCCGTCGTGGATCCAGTCGGCCGCATGCTCCCATTCGTCGTGGATGTGTTTCGGATCGTCCTTGCGGAGTGCAAATTTGAGCCCGAACAGGCGTTCGGCGACGGCTTCGGTTCTCGCGTCGATAGGCGGGAGCGGCGGTTCCAGTGTTTCCTCGCTCATTTCGATTCCTTTCTCTGTTGATTGTGCATGGTCTTCCGGGTCTTGTGCCGCAGCAGCCACACCACCCATCCGGGCAGGGTGTTGATGGTGATTTCGACCGCTTGGCGCTCCTCGTCGTCTTCCGGCGCGATGCATACGGCGCCGTCCTGGGTGGTGATTTTCATCGTGGTTCCTTGTCGGCTCCGCTGACGTGGTCCCAGTCGCATGAGATTCCGGATACGCCGTGGCTGCCGGTGGTGATGACGCAGTCGACTCGTCGTGTCTCGGACAGCGTGACGATGCATTCCTTGATGCGTTCGTCGCCGGGCTCTTCGGAGCATGTGGTGCCGGTGGCGGCGATGGCGTGGGCCGGGGTCGGCGTCTTGGACGCATTGCCGCATCCCGCGAGCGCGGCGCATAGGGTGAGGGTGGTGGCGGTGAGGGCGGCGCAGATGGTGTTTCTCATTGGTTTCATTCCTTTCCGTAGATGGCGAGGCTTCGTATGCCGGCGCTCATGCTGTTGGAACATGTGTTCGGATCGTGGTCGATGATGTCGTTTCCGATGCCTTTGAAGCGGAGGCTGGCGGTGCCGTCGGGATGTCGGATGAGTTCGAGCCGGCCGTCGATGATGACGTCCTGGTCGGTTTGGGCGATGCAGCGGCGGCCGATCAGGATGACCGGGTCGGCCGACCGCCATTTATGCAGCGGGACGTTGACGCTCACCGCGGCTCCTCGCCTTCGTTTTCGCCTTGGGCGTCCTTTTCGGCCGTGTTGTAGCCTTCGTCGTACACGTCGTCGAGCAGCGTCTGGAACT